CTTCCATAGAAGTTAAGAACGTTCTAGAAAGAGTACCATTATCAAATGCACGTTTAACATAGTCTTTACCCATGATTGATGCAATATCTTCAATAGAAGAAATTGACGGATCAACGTTAGTATCAAAGTTTCTCCAAATTTCAGTTACAGGAACTGTACCGTCAGCATTCATTCCTCCTTTAAGCATTAAGTCTGCTCTAGAAGATATAGAATAGTGAACGTGTGCTTCAGCTCCTCCTACAAAGTTGTAGAATTCACGGAAACCATTTCCTACCTGAATGTCAGAGAATCTTTCTCCATACTCACCTCTTGCAGAACCTTTTCTAAAGAATTTAGTACCCATTTTAAGGTATACATCTTTAAGTCCTGTTCCTGATGCGTTGTTTACAAGTTGAACAGAGTAAACCCATCCGTCACCAATCTGAATAATATCATCAGCAGTAACGTAAAGTTCTAGTCCATTATACTTGTCATAGGTTATGATGTCTCCATGACCAAACTCTCTACGAGATAATTTAATCTTGAAAATTGCTCCATCAACCCCTCTTGAATCACCTAATGTATCATTTATAAGATCTTGCTTACCCATAGATACTGGTAATTCTTGTGATACAGGTGTTTGCCACTTGTATTCTCCTCTAGCATTATCAACCATAATAGTATTCTTACCACCAAAAGATGCCATTTGGTATAAAGGCATTTCTACCTTCTGCGTCATTGCCCACAAATCCACTGGACCCATGTCCATTGGTTCTGCGTTACCAAGCATATTAGTTAAGTGGTATGAATCTATATGGGAACTTGCTTCATAATTTGTGTCTCTGAGGAAGAGACCGTTGTTTAAAACTGGTGTTGCCATTTTTTCACTTTTTAGTTAATTAATAATTATTGTTGTTGTTAAAATCTTTTAAATATATTATTACCTCTAGGTAATGTTCTTCTCTTAGTGGTTTTTGTTTCTTTTGGTTCTACCCCTGTAGAAGATGCATTTCTACTAGATTGTGCTGATTTAAGTTTTCTTACAGTTTTCTCAACAGCTTTGTTTTCACCTTTTGTCATTATTTGTTCTTTGTATCCTTTTGGATCAGCTAACAACCATAATGCTTCAGATACTAAATCATAGTTAGGTTCAACAAATTGGTATTTTTCTAGTAAATGCCCTAGCAGGTTTGTATTTTGTCCTGATATAGATGGATATGACGGATTAACTAATCCATTATATAATAGTGATTGAGTTTTTTTATTAACTTTCATTTCACCAATTTTTCCACCTTTAAGAGTATTATATACGTTTTGCATATAATCCTCAGATGCTTTACGTTGTTGTGCTTGTTTCATTTCTTGTTCTTTCTAGCTACAACAGCTTCTGACATTTTATCTAACTTTGGTTTAAATTTAGATGCTTGTTTTTTAAGCTTTCCTAAATCTTTCCAAATTTCAATTTCTTCTTGAATATCTTCAGCAGATCCATAACCTGTTGCTGATAAATATTCTCTAATTATATGAGCTTGTCCTTGCTCACTATTTAAATCTAATTCTCTTGTTTCTTCAACTGATGCTAATGCAGAAAATAATCCTTTTAAGTCTTGACCACCATCAGCAACATATTTTGCTGCAGTTTGTAATTCACTTGGTAAACTATCAAAGAACTGTTTAGGAGTTTCTCTTCTTACTTTATTAGCTCTTTCATCCATATTAGCTTTAATGAGCTCTTTCCAATCTTTAGCAGAGTAATCATCTAATTCTTTATCATCATCAAAAGGAATGATTTCTTCATTTTCAATCATTTTTTTGAAAACATCAGACATTCCTTCAATTCTTTTTCTTCCTTTAGCAGTTGATTTTTCATCTTCTGATTCTGCTAATTCTAATCCATCATTAAGAATATCATCTATTTCATCTTTTGTTACCTTTTTTTCAACACTTGGTGTATCTCCCCCTTCTGCTACTACAGGAGTTTTAGGAGTTTCAGGTTCTTTAACTTCTTCAGTATCAGTAGTTTCTGCAACTTCTTCTTTTACTTCTTTTTTAGGTTCATCTACAAATGATAAATCTACATTTTCTGGTCTTGAGAACATACTAGGTTTTTTGGAACTGTTCTCTTCAGGTAATGTAATAGAATCAGCACCTGGAGCTCCATTAAAGATCTCATCCAAGTTAACTTCTACATTCTTTTTTACCTCTGTTTGTTCCATATTTTTTTCTTCTGACATGTCTATTTGGTTTTAATTATTGGTTATTACATATATAATATACTAAGATTTTTAGAATAAACCTTAGAAATTTGATAGTTCGTTGTAGATTTTTTGCAGTATATAGCTAAGATTACTTTTTCTTCTTGTCATCTTTCTTTTTTGCATTACTTTTTACATCATATTGGTTTTTATTTTCTCTAGCTATCTGTAAATTTGTATCTGCAATTTGTCTTTGATTAGATAATCTTTCTCTTTCAATCTCAAGTTTTGATTGATTGTTAGCATTGTCTGTTGCAGCTTGTTCTCTTTTTAGATTCATCTGCTCTCTATACTGATCTCTTTCACGTATATCTTGCATTGCATCTTGGAAATCATTTTGTTGATTTTGATTAATATCTACTTGAGATCCATAACTAGCTGATCTTATCTCAGCAACAGTAATATCTTTTTGGATTTGTTTATCCATTTTCTCTTTTTCAAATGCTCTTTGCTTTTCAGCTTCTGCTGATTGAGCTTGAATTTGCTGTTGTTGCATTTGTTCTTGTTGTTGCATTTGCTCTTGTCTTTCTTTTTCTGTTCTATCTTGTGCATCTTTAAGAATATCTGTAACTTCAGCAATTGAGTCAGCTTTAATAACATTACCAAGATCATAAATAGTAGCACCAGTAGTATTATTTGTAAGTGCCATTTGCTTTAACTGCTCTAATGTATTTCTATGATTTGTTTTAGTTGTACAGAATATATTAAAATCTCTCATTAATAATTCAGTACCATTTATAGTAAAATTAACTTTTTCTGCTTCAGAAGACATATAAGTTAGTCTTAATGAAGGCTTAGTAGAATTATAATATTGTGCCAAATCAGTTCTCATAGAATGAACTCTTGGCATTAAATAATCTGAATGGTTAACAAAGTATTGTTCTGTTTGTGCATATGATTGTTGCATTGCTTGAGTAATACCTGTTGCTGTAGCATGTTGATCAATAGGAGATCCCATTCTTTGTTGATTAATACCTAATGCTTCAAATGCTTGTTGTTTAAAATGATTAGCTAATTGAATTCTAGACATTAATCTATTTGTTTGTTCTAAGTTTAATGTTTGATAATGATTAAAGTTAGTAGCATTTTCTGTATTAGTAATAGAAGTATCTAATGGCATCATACCAAAGTCTTTCATTGCTACATATGCTTTTGCTAAATTATTCTTACCCCAATCTTCACCCATTGAGTGACGTGGTAATGCATTTTGATCAAACATAATAACAGTACCTAATTCATCTACTAGAATATCTGCTATTTGATTATTAACCATATTATATCCAATTTGATATGGTTTCATTAAATCTACAAGTGA